GGAGCCGTTAGATCTGGCATGCCTTGATCGTTAAGAGGCGGTGCATATTGCGGGTTTTCAGCCTCTTGATCGATCTGCCCATCCATTTCTTCGATGTCTTCGTCAGATTGGTGAAGAACCTTCTTACGGATCCACTCATGCGAATAGTATTTGCCTGCATAGTCGTCAATGTCACGTAGCATAGAGAGGCGGTCACGAAGGACTTCTGTTTCTCTCAGCTCTGCAAAATGATTATCATCTGAGAAGTCAAAGCGAATAGTTTCTTTCATCTGAGGCCAATCTTCAGATGTAATTACACCTTTCAGAATAAGCTGGCGCTCAAGTAGCTTGAGGAACAACGCAGAAAACTTAACACGAAGACGCTGGACAAACTTACCAAACTTAACTTCATCTCGAGTAATTTCTGTAGCACGACCAATCGTATAAACTTGCGAAGGATCTAAACGAGAAACTGGAACATTGAGAGACTTGTACAACTTCTGTTGGAAGTAAACAATATCTTCAATCTGACCTAGGTTTTGACCACCTGGCAGTGTTGTAATTTCTGTGCCCTTACCACCTTCACGACGAGGTAGCCAGAAGTCTTCTAGCATCGTCATGAACTTGCGGTCATCTCTTACTTCACCAGTCGATGAATCATACACAAGACGATTCTTAAAGCGAGTCATAATATCACGAAGATATTGTTCCGCTTTCATCTTTGGAAGATTACCAACATCAATATAAAAGATACGGCGTTCTGGAGCACGAGAAATACGATAGATGACTAGCGAGTCTTCCATCGTTCTCAATTGATTTAATGGCTTGATAGCCTTATGTAAATGTGAAACAACCAAATCGCCGTTGACATTTAATAAGCCACTCGTTACATGACAGATCGAATCTTTTGCAATCTTTAGACCTTGCTGTGAGTTTGACACATAGCCTGTGTTGTTACCAGCGGTCTTTTGAAAGCCTTTGTCATTAAAGATGTAATACTCAGCACCATCTTCGGTGACTGTTACATTCGAATTGGCCTTGACCTTCTTCTTTTTAATCTCTTTAATCTTACGGATCTTACGAGGATCAATATAGCGAAGCTCTTGAATCCCTTGGTTTAGATTCGCTTCATCGACAATTATGTGGTAGTATAATCTACCGTCAACATACCAACGTCTGAAGACATCATATGAAAGTGAATTGAAGTGAAGGAGTTCAAGAATATTATCAAACTCAGCTTGAATCATCTTCTTAATTTTATCGGTGTATTCGATATCATCAAGATTGAGCTGAACTGTCTTTTCATCTGGATTGTTAACAATCGTGTCATTAACAATATCATCAATGGCCATATCTACTTCGGCGTGCTGAGCCATGTCACGATATTTGGTGACAAGCTCAGCTTCCGTTTTAATAGAACCTTCTAGATCGACATAGGTGCCATAGGCACCGCCTTCGGCAACAACAACAGCCCCATCTTCGTTTTCTTTGGGGACAAAAGAAACGGGTGCTTCTTGCGTCTGAGGCAAGACATCCGTTTTTCTTTTAATTTCAAAGCCAAAAAGCTCTGCCATGCGGACTCCTAATAATTAAAAATTCAAGTAGCGGTATACTACTTATTCTGTCACAGAACCGGTACGTCCACGGCCATCCACAGTCCAGTAGTCATAGTTGAACGTAACAGTAAACTGTTCGTATGTGTCAAATGAACCCCAATCCAGTTCGATTGGCGATACTTCAGCAGGGTAAATGCCGTGGAATGTGTATTGACGAATTACCGAACCATCTTTACCATACTGAAGAACCTGAGCATTTGTCTTGTAGTTCGAACGAGTGCGTACGTTTGTTGCTAGACCATTGATCTGGCTTGCCCACTCTTCCATAGCACTACGGATGATAAAGTCTTCATCGTTAATGACTGTTACTGTCCATGGATCATATGTTCTGTCGCCAGCGAGCTTTAAGATTCTGCCGAAGTATGGAATCTGAATTGTTCCAAGAGTCGAAGCAGGAATCTGCGAAGCTTGAACCATGAATGGTGTTTTGGCATTTGCATCATTTGACACAGGATTGTTGATGTTCACTTGGAACAGCGACTGTCTTGCGCCACCCTTCGATAGTTGGGCTTTGATATCGTTAATGTTAAAAGCCATTTAAGATCTCCTCTTTCTTATTTATTAGAATTGCCCAACGATTTCGGAGAACTCAACACCGCTTCTCACAGCAACAAAGTTCAGCTGAATGAAGTTAATCGAGCGTGCTGGCTTAATATAGATGTCACCAACAAAGCGGTTAGAATCGACCACCTGTGCTGTATTGTTTGTTTCGTCACAAACAACACGGAAGTCGGTAATACCACGGCGGCCTTGTACATCGCGCATGAATGGCTCAATGAGATTCAAGAACTGCAGTCTTGTAAATTCATCATTGAATTCAAACAACGTCGAGTTAGCAGCATTGGCGATTGTCTTCTCGAGGACAATAAACAATCTACGAACATTAATACGGTCAAATGCGGATGGCTTAGCAAGAAGTGTCTTGTCACCATAAAGCACAGTGCCCTGACCTGGGAATGTTACAACTGGGTTAACACCATTCTTGTACAGAAGATCGCGATCAGTCTTCGTTGGGTTGAATGCCAACTTGACAAGATTCTTTACTGTACCGCGATTGAAGCCAGCTGGCGAATACCATGGATCGCGAATATTATCTGAACGAGCTGTGATACCAGCTGTGTCACCGTTAAGTGGGACCCAACGATACACATCATTGTACTTGTCGTACTGATACTTGTAGCCAGAATCCAATACTGCATAAGATGTCGATCTTAGAGCATTTCTGAAGTCGACAACATTTTGGGCAGCTGTTGCTGGAACATTGTATACATCCGTCTTCTCAGGCGATACGAATACGACACAGTCTTTACGAACTTCGGCAACGTTGTCGATAATATAGTTTGCTACTTGAGTTCCTGATGTGCCTCTTGCCTTACCAGCAATAATGAGACCAACATCAACATTCTGCGCATCTTTAAACAGATCGTATGCCTTAACAACATCCGATGTAGCAACAGCCGATTCCGATGCACCATCTGAACCAATTGCCATTGATAGAGATAGAGGAGTGCGGTTACCCGATGTTGTGACTGCAGTAGCTGTATTTGAAGCAGCGCCAGGACGATCCTTAGCAACCCAAACATAATCGGACACTTCGTTAATCACATCTCTATAGAATAGAGTTGTGCCATCTGAGTTCTTTGCGTTCGTTGCACGTGAAAGCTGCTGATATACTTCCAGAACTTGTCCAGGAACACCAGTCAATCTACCATCTTCATCGACAACAACAACGTGCAGTTCGTCCTTAATAGTTGTAGCTCCAGTTGTATTGTTGACGAAGTCAGTCTGATCTGGTGCTACATCAACAAGATTGTGGAACTCCCAATATCTTGTGAATGTGTTGGATGCAATATTAGATGCAAGATTATATGTTCCTTCAAACGTCAAGTTGAAGAAATTTGTGTATGTTGTTGAAGAGTTGCCGGATGTGCCTAGGTTACCGACCGACTTGATCTTTAACTTTTGCTTATTAAGGTTGACATCTGTCACTTCGACAAAGTCGCCGATGGTTAAGTTACCACGAAGGTTAGCAGCAAACGCATCTTGGTTTGTTGTATTAACAGCAGTACCGTTTGCAAATCCTTGTGATGTATTCGATGTGATGAACACATTGGCTGTCGAAGAGTTGACTGCGATCGAAATACCAGCTGAAACTGGAACAATAGAAGAGTTAGTAGCAGCAACCTGTGCGTTTGATGTTGAAGCATATGAGAACAGGTTGACTGTTTCTTGATATGCGGCAGCAGAGTCGCAAACAGAAATTTTCAGCGAATTACCAAGAACGCCTGGATAACGAGCAATGTAGTGTACAGCCGAGTCGAAACCAGACACTTTTGTTTCATAGTCCTCAGTGTTAAGAACCATGTTTGCAGTATTTGAAGTTGTAAGTGCAGCTGAGTTTGCAACAGCTGATAGAACACCCGTAACCCCAGTCGAGTCTGTTGTGTTGGCCGCACGCGAAACATATAGGCCCTGCGCATACGAGAGGAAGTTTGCAGCAGAGAACCATGTTTCAAAGTTGTCGGCTGTCGGCTTACCGTAGCGAAGTGCGAGAGTATCTTCTGAGTCAATTAGAAGATATTTGTTAATTGGGCCCCAGCCAAAGACACCGCCGATGGCGCCTGTCGATACTGCAACTGCTGGAACTACTGTTGTTAGATCAATTTCTGATACATTAACACCAGGGCTGACTTGAAACGCCATTGTATTCTCCCTTATAAAAGAAGGCTAGTCTGAATTATCTCGTGATATTTATATATTTACGATCTTAGGAATGCACTGAAGTCATCACTGTATATAACAGGGTTGTCCTCGAAATAATCATGCCCAGTATCCAACAAACCAAAAGGAAGAAGATCAGCCTCGATATCTTCTTCTGTTTTATCTCTTAACTTCATCAAAGTGTTAATATTAGTCAACTCTTTAAAGTATTGTTGATCGGAAAGCCAAGCAAATAATACTAAACACATAACCAAGTCATCATGATTACCAGGTTCTGCTTCCCACGACAAGCCTTTTTTTGAAAAGGTTGATAATTCCATGATTGTGTGGAAGTCGTTTACAATAAGCTGGTTTTGTTCAACCAAAAGTTTTAACAAAGAGCAGCCTGTATTCTTTACAGCCTTGGTTGTTCTGACCCCAATATCGACGCCTTTACCAAAACCGCCTGTTACTCTTTTACCACCTCTACCTGCAAACTCGGTAAATAATACACCTTCATACTCAAACTCTTTATATATTATGTCGGCAACTTGCTGGCCAATGTCGTTAATTTCAACAAGAATTGTAGCATTGTTATATGACTTGGCCGTTCTGTGAGTAATCTCTGCAAAGTCTGCCGGAGTGATTAAGTTGTTCCTATATGTACACACCTGCTTATATGGCATCTGGGTTACATCTATTACCTGAAAAGCTGAGTAGTCGAGCCCTTTTCCTCTTGACACATCACAGATAATGGTGTATACTCGATCTTGTTCGGGATGAGTATAAAGGGATAATCCAAGGTGAGAGTGTTCTGGCTTACCAACAACCAGCTCTTTGAGCTTCCAACCAGAGATCAGTGTGCCAGACGATCCTAAGAATTCGCAGCAATGTTCCTGGTTGAACTTTTCAGTATCACCACCCATTGCAGCGAGCGTATCTTTCATCCACGCTTCATCACGGCCAGGAACATCGTTCCACATAACCTTAATTGGGTTATAGTTGTTGTCGCCAGTTAATGCACCGTCCCACAGTTTGTAGAAGTGGTTGAGACCATTTGGTGTAGAAACTAGAACAATCTTTGTAGACTTACCAGATGAAATCGTAGGAAACACAGACGTAAAGAACTCGTCCCAGTTATCAATAAACGCGGCTTCGTCAATGAACAGCAAGTTAATAGAATAACCACGAATTGCTGAGGCAGATGTTGCGGCAGCT